CGCCTATAGCGAGATATTCAACGGTGGGGGGCGCTCCCGGCGCTCCTTTTCTTGCAATAAATTGATTGAGTGCTGCAAACATTATGCGAACGCCTGGGCTGCGTTACCGTACCAGACCGAGGCAATACAGACAAAGCTGATGATGTCCACGCCCGTTGATGCTGTGGTGGTGATCGTCGGTGCCGTGCCACCGGGCCATTTGACGCTGGTGAATGTCGCAGTCCTGCTGCCCGTTGCGTCTTGGATCAACCGGACGATGAAGCTGGTGCCGCTTGTGGCGGTGGGCATGGTGAAGGTGCAGTTGCCAGTCAGCGTGTAGCTCAGGACTGTTCCAGAAGCTAGGGCCAGGGTCACCGCAGTGCCGCTGTTGGCAATGGCTGGGGCAGTCTCAAGGTACGCTGTGATCGTGGGGTTGGTCAGTACCGGGGTCGTGATCGTCGGCGTAGTAGAGAAAACCAGATTCGTGCTGGTCGTCCCAGTGGCACCAGAGGCTGTGTAGCCCGTGATGTTGTTGAAGGATGTGATGCCGGCTGTGGTGGCGTTGGTGCCCCCGTTGGCGACCGCCAGGGTTCCTGCCAGGGTAACTGCACCAGACGTAGCAGAGGCCGGTGTAAGGCCCGTGGTGCCCCCAGCAAAGGTCGTTACGTTGGTCGTTGCGGCGTTGCTTGCCAACAGCTTGACCGTGCCCCCGGCATTCTTGAAGTACAGCTTCTCGTCGGTGATGTTGAGAGCAAGCTCCCCCGAGACGAGGTTGGTGTTGACCGGTACAGCCGCTGCTGTGGTCGTGTAGTACAACGAGATTGGGGTAAAGCCTGTTGCTGCCATCGTAGTTCCTTAAAATGTGCCGCCTGAAATGCCGCCGGGGACTTTCATCAAACCTGTGCTATCAATCCGCATCCGCTCGGTCAGTACACCGCCACTGGCCACGGTAGCAAAGGCAAGCGACCCGCTTCCATAACCACCACCCCGAGCATCATTGATAGAGTATATCGACGCAATTGCAATAGGCGACGGGCCGGTATTGTTGGTAGCAAAAACAATAGAGCTAGTATTGTTAGTTGTCTGGTCTGTGTTAAAAACCACAAGACCTTTGCTAGCAGTATCCGGGATGGTGCCGGTACTGGAATATCCAATTACTTCTCTTGCTACAGTACCGCCTGCACTACCCCAATAACCCCCAACCGACGCAACGCCTAGCCCTAAATTGCCGCTGCTATCAATCCGCATCCGCTCAGTAGGTGAAGAAGCCCCGTCTGCCGTAGTGCTAAAGACAAGACGACCGGGCATATCGTTTGTGCCGGGGGTGCCGTCTACTACTGCGTCAATTCTTGCGGCAATAATTGGTGTTGTTCCGTCACTTGCCCCCCAAATTTGCGCGCCAATAGTATCGCCATTAGAAACAATACCTTGAGCACCTAAAGCGCCCCGGCTTTTTGTATACAAAATAAACGGGCCGCCGGAATCTGCTGAATACCGAGCAACAATAGTACTAGCTGAAGCATTATCCGTGCCAATAACTTGAAAATTTGGAGAAACACCTGGAACAAAACCTGTAGCAGTTGTATTTCCAATGACCACTTGACCAGAACTTGATATAGCAAACGGCGAAGCATCAGGATTAGTAGAATCCTCAACCAACAAAGCATTGCCCGTACCAAGCTGAGTAATACGCAAGGCAGCGTTGGTGTTGTCGGTTACGCTGATGATGGCGTTGCCGCTTAATGTTGATGTGCCTGTGACACCAAGCGTTGTGCTGGCTGTGATCGCTGCGGCAGCTAAGGTGCCGGTGAAGGTGGGGGATGCCGAGAAGACTAGGTTGGTACTTGTGGTGCCCGTTGCGCCACTAGATGTGTAGCCGGTGATATTGTTAAACGAGGTGATGCTGGCAGTGGAAGCCCCTGTGCCGCCGTTAACAACGTCAACTGTCCCGCTAAGACTGTGCGTTGCATTCCAGTTAGAAGGACGAACTACCGTAGCATCCGCGCCATCGGCAATTGCACTAACAAACGGGTGGGTTACGGTAACGGCCATTTTGTACTCTTAAGCAATACGGATCAGAGCAGTGGAAGCAGCAGCGACCGGCATCTGGACAGTGAATGTACCTGCCGTAGAAGTCTTATCCGCACCAAAGTCTAGAACTGCAATCGCTGCGTTGGATTTGCTGCTGTCATAAATCAGCGCCCCACGAGCCGTGATCGTAGCTACAGTCCAAGCAGAATCACTGAAAGTGATCCAGGCAGTAGTGCCTGACGAGCTAACAGCATTGCCAGCTAGCGTGTTCCCGCCAGCCGTGTACCCCGTACCAACAACTTCACCGGAGGTCGTGTAAATCGTGGTCGTTGCGTCCAGCGTAGCTGAGTTGGTGTACAGAGCAATCTTCATTGTGTCGGCCAACGGGGTGTATGTCCCAGTCAGAAAGCCAACCTTGGCTGAAGTGCAGAAAGCGTTACCTGTAAAAGCCATGATAGTTCCTTAGATAACTTGAGTGCGGACTTGCCCGCTGCGATACGCATCCTGACGCAACTTACCGTCACCCAGGTTCTTGAGAAGAGTAAGCGACTGCTTGTAAGCATCAGCGTACAGTGCAACCATATCAGCTTCGCCCTTCATAAACCGGATAGCTTCAACCATCACCGCGTTAAACAGCGCAGAGTCAAAGTTGTCACCAAGCCAGGAAGTGCCCGCTGTCACAATGGAGACAGGGTAGTAGAAGTAATGAAGCTCTGCCGTCAGGCCAGCACTAGGTGTCGGCCCAAGGATAAATGTAAGCTCTTGAAGAGAAGCGCTATCCGGCCCAAACACAGCGTAGTACTTAGGTGTACCTGTGTCCGTAGGGGTGGGGTATGCTTCCCGGATGAAGTTGACATCCTTGTTTAGAAGGTATGTGTAAGCCCCAAGAGCATCAATTACAGCAATGCTGAAGACCGATAGGAAGTCTGTTGGGGCGGCAAGATACTGAAAGCCAGACGTTAACACCCCCTGTACGTTTTTACGCAAGGAGGGCAACTGCACCGAGTTGTAAATCTTTTGCTCAGCCAACTCCGTCATAGTGGCGAAGTCAGTAGCAGTAAAAGTATTCTCGCAGTAATCCTCTACTGCGGCTTTCAATTCGGTGTAATTCATGGTTTAAGCCATTGGTCCACGGGCCATGAATCCACGAGTTGCAGCGCCAGCACCACGCATCTTGATGCCGGTGGTTTTGATAGGCTCATTGCCTGCCGACTTGCTAAGGGCACCCAAGGACACATCAAGGTTTTTAGACTCGCTGCGGTTTGGCCCCTTACCAGGATTAGCTTCCGCTGAGACTGCCTTACCCGTCATGGTATGGGGCTTGGCGTAAACAGCCGCACTCCCTACTTCCTTGCCGCCCATCTTCTTGCTGAATGTAGCCATGATTAGTCTCCTTGGTTCTTAGCGCGGGACATGTTGCGGCCAAACTTCATGCGGTCGTCGGTAGTTGGGCCACCCTTCTTGAGCTTCAAAGACGTACCCTTACCGCCCTTATGCTCTTGAGCGTCATGTTGCTTAAACGCTTTTTTGATCATGGACTTATCCATAGCCGTATCTGATTTCATCATAGTTCCTTACGTTATGCTTACAGTGACAGTACCAATTGATCCAACGGCAACAAGAGGGTTAGGCGTCAACGGGGCATCAAAGCCACTAGACCCGCCAACCGGATTCCAACCCCAATAAATAGCCCTACTACCTTCACCCAAATAACCCGTAACAAGTAACCCAGAAGTAACATAGCTACGGTCAGGACGAGGGTTACGAAGAGCTTGAGGGTCATCGACCGGATACATTCCCAAAAGAAGCTGCGGGTGATCAGGTTCCCAGCACTGCGGACAAACCAAGATGTTAACGTTCTTGGTCTTGATCACCAACCCTTTGAGGTTCTTAAGCTTGAAACGGAACCCGCATCGGTCACACTCCGATATTGCCCGTTTACCTGCTGCAAACCTATTACCCATGATTAGCTAATGAACTGTTGCCGTGGCACAAATCTGACCGCTGCCTTCTCTCGATCTTCGCCCGCCGCTAAATCCCATGCAGCATCATACTGCGCCTGAAGCATTTGCGCACGTTCTAGACCCCCAGGAACCTTCAAAGCGAGGTAGGAAGCAAGTCCTGCAATCATACACGGCAGGAACCTAAACGGTACATCCATCGTGTTCACACCGTTACCAGCATCCTCAATCCGGCGCAGCCGCCAGTACACAAACGTGTAGGTCTGGGAATTGTCAGGGGTGGGCCAGACGGTGATCGTGGGCGTAGGGGACAAGCGGTCGATGTAGACCTGAATGGGCCTAGCCTGGGTCAGCTTGTTGGGGATCGTAGCGTAGGTAGAGACGCTGATCCGCGTGATGTTCAAATCTGCCTGCGTGGAAGCGTTACCTGCCCCTGTGCGGATGACATGCTCCAAGAGATCGACGGTATAGATTGGTAGGTCATACGTCGCCGTGCCCGGAACAAGAGTGATAGACCCTTGGTCAACAGTCCACAGATTGATACCACGATTAGCCCAGTCAGCAAACAGTAGGTTAAGGCTCCTACGAGCAGTACGAAGGTCATAACCAGTACGCAGTTCCGCACCGCAGCGCTCAAAGGCTTCCTCAACGATCTCGCTGAGGTCTAGGTTGAATGCTTGGGTGCCAGAGGTTGCCATTTAACATTTCCACGCCCGCAGGCTTTTGTTGATGCGGCTATCCGGGTCGTTAGCTGTTTTTGCGCTAGTCAGTTTCTTCTTCATACCTGACATCCGGGCACAGAATGACTTCTTGCGGGGGCCACCTTCTGGCTGCGGGGCTTTCAGCCCAGGCTTACCTGGGTTTGCTCTATTGTAAGAGGCGCGTCCAGCAGCGTTTAAACCACCGCTCTCAGACTTGCCTTCCTTACGCTGCCACGCTGGGCTAACCGAGCCGCCTTCGGCAAACATCTCAAAGTCAGTACTATCCCGACGTTTGGTCCGTTTGGCCCCCGGCATCTTGTCGGGGTTGATATCCCCCATACCTCGGCTAGCTCGCATGATTACCTCATCATTCCACGGGTCTTACCCCGTTGGGCACAGCCATCAGCGCGACTAGAGACTGAACCACCAGAAGCGTACTTCTTGGGTGGCTTGATGTCTTTCGTTGGGCCTTCGTCAGGCATCGGAGGAGCCCCCTTCTCAACAGTGTAGACACCCTTATCCAGTGGGTCTTCTTTCGGCTTTGGGGCCGGCATAGGTTTTGTAGCCATGATTATCTCCTTAGCACTTGCCGCCACCGGCCATTTTGATCTGCTTAGCCTTAGTCTTACCCTTTTGGGCAATGCCGTCGGCTGCGCGAACGAACCCCCCGGCAGCAAATTTAGCCATGCCACCTTTTTTCATAGGCATATCAGCAGGGGGCGGGGCAGAGGGACCGCCGCGACGAGCAGCCATGAGAGCAGCCGCCATACGGGGGTCAACTGAAGGACGGGCAGCGGGGCGAGCCGGAGCACCACCACGCATTTTTGCAGCTAGCATAGCCGCCATACGGGGGTCAGCCTTACCAGTAGGACCGCCCATAGCCATCTTCTTGGTTTTCTCAGACTCTTCCCCCTTAGCATACTGCTGGGGGCTGATCTTGCCTGACTTGATCGCTTTGCCTTCAGCCAACTCTTCTTTGTAAGTTTCCTTACCCTTGAAGAGGTTCATTCCTTTGGTAGCCATAGTATCACCGCCTTTAGCGAACTTGCGGCCTTTGTCAGCAGCGCTGAAGTCTTGGCCCACAGATTGAGGAACACCCGCTTTCTTAGCAAAAGACGGGGAATGAGCAATAGCTTCCATGAAGTTATGCTGCTTCTTGCTTGTGCTGGGCATTACTTGTCTGCCTTGTGGTCAAGCCGATCAAAGATTTTACCTAGCATATCTTTGATTTCCTTGAGGTCTGACCGGTAGTCGTCCCGCGTGACGTAAGTCTTGGGTAGCTCAACAGACAACTTAGTCAAGTCTTCTTTCAAATCTTTGACCGCTGTCCAAAGCTCACGGGCCAGCCATCCAAAGACAGCACTGGAAATGCCCAGCACTGCGTTAATGAGATGCTGAGAATCCATGCTTTACCCGTAGAAGAACGTCACAGAAGTGACGACAGTTAGCGTCACATACGGGTCAGCAGCAAACAAGACTCCTTCACCAGGGATGAGTACCATGATAGTAGAGTTGCCGCCCGCTGTGACAGCCGGGACATCAATCTTGATTGCTTCAGTACCACTGGAACCGCCGTCTTTAAACGAAACAGAACCGGCAGTAGTGCCACCAACCGCATAGATCGCTTTGACCCGCGCACGGGGAACGCCAATGCCTGACGCCCCTGTAGTCGTGATGTTTTTAGACTTTACATCAGTTTGCATCATGGCAATGCTCCCTGATTAGTTAGCAGCGCCATAAGTACCGTCAGCGTTACGAACGATGTAGGCAATGCTCAGCACACCAGCACCCGCAGAAGCGGACGCAGCGGCTTGGGTGAAACTAACGATTGCATCAGTCGTGCCGACGTTTGCCACCAGACCTGGGTTGGTAGTAGCCAGCGCAATAGAAACGATACCCGTAGAACCAAAAGCAGTGCCAGAGACAGAGGCTGAGATCGCCGTGCCATTGACATAGATGGTGAACGCTGGGGTAGTTACACCGTATGCGGTCGTAGTGATGAACTGAACGTTCTGAATCGCCGCACCAGCGGGCAGGACCGCGAGGACCGTATTTGCCGTAGTGTCTGTGTAGACAACTGCTTTGAACTGGGCAGTGGCGGTTGCGCCAACGTTACGGATCGTGCCTGCGGTGGTGCCGGTCGTGTCTTTGACAGTACCGAGCAGCCAGGGGCCAAGGTGGGTAGCTACAGCCATTTTTAGTGCCTCACATGCGAGTTAAGTACATCAATCTGCATGTCGCCCGACCGGAGCGGTTTGATGTACCGGGGGTCCGGTAAGTGTTTATAGCACATGCGTTGGGGGAATGCAAGGGGTTCAAGCAACAAATGCAAGAGCCATAGAGTCATCGGGCAGGATGTTGGACTTGGCTAGGTTCTCCCGTTGGGTGATGACCTGAAGGTTCCAAGGTACGTGCAAGCCGCAAACAGCATCGCTTCTCAAAGGCCAGATGTGATCCACAACGTACTGCTCACCCGTAACTTTTGTCATGGTGATAGCTATTTGGTACAGCGAACGTATCTCAGCTTTCTGCTTGGTAGTTAGCCAAGGGGGAGAGGCGTCCCTATGCTTGCGCCTTCTAGCCTTGGTGTCAGCACGAACCCAAACAAGGTTCTTGTCCTTCCATGCTTTTTGGTACTCCTTCCGGGCACTGGCGGGGCGAGTGTTCGCCGCCGCTATGACTTGTTCTCTGTTCTCCTGATACCACTCATGTTTCCTATCTTTCACTGCTTCTACCTTGTTGTACTCCTTGAAGTAGTCAGCGCGTTTGACCGCGCCTTCTGCCCACTCTAGCTTCATGCAATCAACGCAGGCTCCCTTGGTCTTGCGGGCAGCTATGTGCCCGTGCTTGCATGGTTCTCCAGTGAAGTAGTACTTGGCTCCGGTGGCTTTCGCTTCGGCGCGGGTCTTGGGTAGGTTGGTGGTGTCCATTTTGGGCCTTTGAGACTTAGTTACAGGTAACGACACAACTGTACGCCCAAGCCAGCCAAAAGTCAACAGACGTAAAAAAACCCACCGAAGTGGGTTTTATGGGCCTTTTTAGGGGCTTTTTAGGACGAACCAGGGCTTCCGAAGATGCCGAGCGGGTCGCTGACCCCGAAACTGTATCGTTCGCGCGCCTTGTACCGAGTATTCCCAGTATCAAAGTCTCCATCCATCGAGGTGCTCAGCGGGGTCCGCACGAAGTGCTTCAAGCCGTTAGGAACGTCGGTGGTCAGATACCAGCCGTTAGCGTCGGTCAAGAAGTGATTGACCGTATAGCCTTCAGGGATCGAACCGTTGTTCTTGATGGCGTTGATATCGTTGTCGGTCGTGCCAACACGCAGCGACGTTTCCAACAGACGGGTAGCAACGAACATCAGAGCAGGCGGGATGATCAGCTTCTTGGGCTTAGCGGCGATCAGCAACGAGCGCTCATCGGTCCATGCTGCAATTTGAATCACAGCGCTTTCCAGCGAGGTTTCGTTCAGGTCAGCAGCAGTCGAAGGGCGGTTGCTGTTGGTGCCACCGGAGACGAGCGGGTGAGCCGTCGAGAACAGGGACACACCGTCACCATAGGTAACAGCCGAGGTAAAGCCGTTATTGATGACAGCAGCAGCTTTAACCTGCTTGGTGTACGCCATACCGCGAGCCAGAGCCTTGGTGTAACGAGCAGACAAGCTGTCGTACAAGTTGTCTTCCATCGCTTCTTCAGTGATGGAGAAACCCAGAGCAATGGTTTCGTGGTTGTAGCGAGCGGTCCAAGCTTCCTGACCATTGTCATAAGCAATGGCAGAGCCTTCGTTCTTCACCGGAGCGGCGGAGAAGCCAGACAGCTTGGTTTCCTCTTCGAACGAGCGTTCCGAAGTTTCGGTGTCGTAGATTTCCTTATGCTCTTCGCCGTAACGAGCATACTCCAGACCAAACAGTGCGTTCAGTCCAGGCAGGAGTTCTTTAAGTAGTTGTGCGCGTGAAATAGCCATGATTTAGCTCCTAGTTAAGCCACGCCCAAACCGGCGTAGTAGGCATGTTGAGCAAAGTTCAGCTTAACCAGAACTTCCGTGTACTGCGTACAGACAATCGTTGACGCTGCGGGGATGGTAACGATGCTACCCGGAACCGCAACAGCAAGGTTCAAGAAGCTTGTCAACGCACCAGCAGCAGTGCCAGCAGCAACATCCGACTGAACATACGATCCAGTTTCAACCAGTTGACCGTTTGCCGCAATGTATGCGACATCCGAACCGGCAAAAACTTTACCCGAGAACGCAGTGGTGGTGGTCACAGTAGTCGTTGACGAGCTACCAACAGCCGTAACCGCAACAGCAGTTTCACGCACAACGTCAATGACGCGCAGCGGGAAGGTAGCCGTAGTAGCCGGAGCACCAGCACCAGAAACCGTAGCGACAGCGTTCAGCGAGTTGCCGGTGCTAGTCTGACCCGTCAGATCGACGTTGTTAATGCACTGCACGTTTTGCCCGATAAGAGCTTTACTAGCAGCACCAATAACAGTCGTAGCCGAGCAAACAGCAGCCTTGAACACGGTATCCGGGTCTTCGCAAACGATAGCAACCGCATCACCAGCCAGCGTACCAGTAGGCCAATACTGCGAGAAGGTCAATTGCTTAGTCAGCGGGTTCGTGAACGAACATCCCAGGAAGATGCCTGTTGGGAAAATCGTAGACGAGCCAGCAGTCACAGCAAGACGGATGATGTTGCCGCGATTAAGCTGAACAAAGTCACCATAGTAAATATTGCTTGCGTAGCCGTATTGAATCGGGTAGTTACGGGTGGAACCCGCAAAGACCTGACCACCGATCAAGTTGACCGGCTTTAGCCCGTAGGGGGCGTCAATCGTAGGGTAAGCCATATAAGACTCCTAAGTTAAGTACCTTTGCCAAAACTTACCTTGCTGCTTCGCTCTTTGAAGAGCGGCATACGAGGATCGTTTTCGCGCATGAAGTTGTTGTCAATCGAGTTCATCTGGGTATCAGCTTGCTGCTGGTAGTACGCAGTGCGCTGTTCCATGAATTCCTTGGGGATTTTGCAAAGCATGAGTCCACCGACCTCAACACTGTCAGGATAACGCCCGCGAGCGCTAGCCATGATGCCAAGTTCTGGGTGATCTACTGCCCTGACGGGCTCCCAACCTTCGCGGAGCTTGCCGGAAATGTTCATGGGATCATCAGTGCCTAGCGTACTAACACGAACCCATCGGAAGTCATAACCCGGAATAGGGTTGGGACTAGGAAGCTTCTCTGGAGGTGCCCAGCTTTTGGGACGCTCAAAGACGGCACGGGTATCGAGTTCTCGGGTAAGTCTGTTATCAGCCATTCTGTTTCCTTAAGTCTGCCGCAACCTGCTTAGCATAAGCTTCCAATGGAACGCCCAGCCGCTTGGCGATGTTCACTTGTGATTGAGTCAGCACGATTTTACGCGGTGCTGTACTACGAGTAGCAGATGCCACCACCGTTGACTTTTTAACCGCCCTTCCCGAGGGGAACGCATCTGGGAAAAGCTGCCGTACACGAGCGTTAATCCTCTCGTAGTACTCGTCGCTGGTTGGATCAATCTTACTTTCAACAAGCTTTTTATGTACCGTTAGGGCAACAGCGGTCATTTCATCGTCGGAACCAAACCAAGGATTTTCGTCCTGCCACGCGCTTGCTTTGGTGTCAACATGAGGCGTTGCTGCCGCCTGTTGAGGTTGTACTATACTTTTTGGATCTTGTAAAGGGGGTAACTTGAAGTTGTTGACCCTATCGGCCTTAATCTTTGCATTTGTAAGCTCATCCTGCGCATCTACAAGCGCATCTGAGTCTCCAGCCTCGTAAGCAGCCTTATATTTCTGCTTGGCAGCATCGACCTCACCGGCAAGTACTTTCTTGGCTTGATCAAGTAGCGCAGCTTGCCCTTGGCCCAGTGACCCTTGGAGGCGTTTATTCTCTTCAACAAGGCTTTGCGCTAGGTTTACAGCCTCTTCCCGCTCGCGCAGGGCAGCTTCCTTAGACCGTCGCTCCTCGTGATAGCCCTTAGTAAAGTGCTTGATCCGCTTCTTTACACTATCACTGTACTGCTCAAGCTCTTCATCCGGGATGTCAGCCGGAGCTTCCTTCATCGGCCTGCGGTTGCGGTCGTCTTCAGGGGTGTCATCGACAATCTCGATTTCCACCTCCGTACTTGCTGTTTCCTTGTCGTTGACGATTTCCTCGTCAGGAAACCTGAATGCTGTCTCTGCCATACTAGTCCTATTTAAGCAGGGGATTTTGAAGGGCTATCCCCGGTAAGCCCGTTACTATTCCAACTCCTCCACAGCTTCCAAATATCCTAGCCATGCTGAAGAACAGACTCTCATTGTTCAGAGCATACGCATCCTTAGCGCTAGCTATGGTAAAGAAATCTGTTAGCACAGCTAGGTTCATCTCATGCTTGTCTACGTCTGTGGAGAAGTGAGTTACCCCTTCTTTAGCACTGGAGAAGACCTTTGAATCAGGACTCTCCTGCATCCAACGGTCAATCAGAGCTTTGTCTTCTGATAACACCCAAGCTACGGGGGCTTTCTCCCGCAGTTCTACCCACTTTTCTTCCGATACAGCCCTGTCCGTGCCACGTAAATGCACGATTGGAAGGTCAAACTCTACAAGCCGTGAGCGGATTTCCTCTGCTACATCCGCGTTAAGCCGCAGGTTCTTGGGCAGTTGGTAGAAGTCGTACTCCCTGTACCCGATGCCCGAATGCACCCACACATCTTCATAGTGCAACGATTTCTGCGGCTCAAACGCTAATGCCTCCCGCATGTCGTATACCCAGCTATTAGCTGGCAGCATCAACTTGTTTTTCCAGAACTCAGGATAGACAGAAGAGCTTACGGGTATGTCTTTGTCAGACTCCACGAAAGGAAGGTCTACAAAGTGAAAGTACCTGTAGAACCCCTCCCTCCAGACAGTGTCGGTCCAGTCTACGTAGATACTTCGGTTGTACCTAAGCGCAGAGTTGATGCAGTAGGAAAGGCATTGGAGTCTGTCCCCAAAGCCTTCCCACCCCTTACTGACAATGTACTTATGCCCGACTGATGCCACGGGGGTCTTCAACGATTGCCTCAACCGAGTCGTCATTGATGATGCGGAACTCCCGCCCGTGAATCTTCACCCGAGTACCTGAGTTAGGACGCACCAAAACGAAATCTCCAACCTTGCAAGAAGGCCCACTAGGAAAGCGTGTTTTGTCGCCATAGCAGTCTGGCCCCATCTTTACTACGAACAGCACAGGGGACAGCACCTCTTCAAAGTGCATAGTCTGCCCAGACTTGACCAACCCACTGTCGTACTTTTCCTCAGTCTCAGGAATAACACATAACAGGTGATAGGTTGCCGGTTCTGGTAGTTGTCTAGCTTTATCCGTAGTTACTTCCGGGAGGGAAGTTGGGATACTAAACAAGTTAGGAGCAAGTAGAATTTCACTCATTGTCGTCGTCATTCTCTAGTTTACGCACGAGGTCAGATACACAAAGTTGAGCAAAGGAAAGACCCCGGATTTCCCCTACCAACTGCTTATACTCTTCAAACGTCTTTGCAGCGCCATCTGCTAGCGCGTCGGCAAGATGCTGCTGCCGCTCAGTAAACTGCTTGTTAAGATACTCTAGGTACTTGTCCATCACTTACCTCCGGCTGGTTTTGATGGCTGCGTAAGGTGCTTGATAAGGTCAGCCTGCAACTGCTGGTTATGCTGTCGGCGCTGCTCAGCCACACGCATGGCTTCCAACTGCGAATCCGTCTGGGCAGTCTGCGAGTGTTGCTGCTGTTGAGAAGCAAGTCGATCTCGTTCTCTCTGCCCGTCAACCTGCAACCGTTGCGTCTCCAACTGAATACGTTGCTGAGCGATCTGGAAATCCCTCTCACTGTCCACATCCTTGCGTTCGCTATCCTTTGCCTTAAGCTGAACTTCCGCTTGCTTAAGCTGCAACATCGGGTCTTGGGCTGCTTGACCTTGCTGTGCTTGTTGCGCCTGCTGCTGATTAACACCCTTAAGCTGTTGCGCAGCTTGAGCAACCAACCGAGACAACTGAACCTCTTGGTCTTCCGTAAGTTCTGCGTCAGGTGCAGGCATAGGCACACCCAACTGTTTCTCGACGTTCGCACGATAAGAGAAGGCAAGATGCTGAGAGATATGGGCCATAATTGCCCCCTGCATCTGTTGAGCCATCGGGCTTTGCCCGATCATTGCCATCACCGACGGGTCTTGCATCATTGCCATGTGCGTGGCGATATGTGCATCATGGTCTTGATATATGAAGGCTTTGGTCGGTTTGCCCACAAGGAATGCCATGTTCTCGCTGATTGGGTCTTTCGGCGTCTGGTCATCCTCAACAGGAACAAGCTTCTCGGCGTTCTTGATGCCCAGCACCTCCAGCATCTGCCGGTGAAGTTGGGGAAGGTCATATATCTGCGGTGCCCCTTGAGCCAACTGGATAGCCGCTTGGTACTGCATGATCCGCTGCGCCATAGTGGCAGCGTTAGGGTCACTGACTGGAATCACTTCCGTCGTGTCGTAGTCGGCTTGCTTGGCTTTGCGGTCACCATTCTCTGGTGTGTAGCTGTAGTCTTCAGGGGCAAAGTCCCTAATGATCCCGCGCAGCAGCTTGAACTCCATCCGCATCGACGCATGGACCCGTGCCTGGACAGCACTCATGGTCTTCAACGTGCGCTCAAGCAACGCCAGAGTTGTGCCGACAGGAGCGTTAGAACTCATGTCGCTGATGTTCATATCACTGATCGCACCCAGTCGGCGACCTTCTTCCGTGATCTGATTCAGCAGCGCGAGGAGCGTCTGGCTTGGTTCTTTGTACGGCAATGGCATGATGTTGTCACGCACTGCACCACTGGGAACGTCCACATCCCGCCATTCACCCGGAGCGATAGGCGTGTCATCGCCCTTGATCCGCAAGCCCCTAGCCTTCAACCCACCCGGCAAGTTGCTCAGCGACCCAGCGTCCACCAACTGTCTAATGAGTGAAGTACCTGCACGAGCGTAGCCACCGATAAGATGGATAAGACCAAGACCGTAAGCACCAAAACCAGGAATATAAGTATATTGCACAAAATGCTGACGCTTGAGACGGTTCTTATCGTCCTCCTCCCAATTGCGTCGGATTGAGAGAATCTCCTGCGTACCGCGCTCAATGGTGACAACATACGGCAGAGCAATCCCGTCTTCGTCTTCATACCCCGGTAAATCATAGTCAACGTGAATCTCTAAGAGTTGGAAACGATCATCGTCAGTAAGTGAATAGCCTTGCTCTTCGGCTTTCTTCTTCTCAACGTCGGTGAAAATATGCACCGGGTCACCAAGGTCTACGTCCCTGTAGAAGCCCGCAACTTGCAGCTTCCTGACCTCATTCTTAGTTTTACGCATCACATGCGTGACACGCTCAGCGTTATAGATGTTGCTCGCCCCGTAAGGCATGACCATATCTTCGGCAGGTAGAAAGATTGCAACCTGTCGGCCCAGCGCCGGGTCGTAGTACACCTTCTTGAAAGCCGCACCTGACAACCCCAAGCTGTACAGCATCCGCTCATGCTCTGGCCGATATTCGACCATCACCTCAGTCAACTGATAGTTCATGTCATCACGAACACGCTCAGCAGCTTCTTCCTTCAGCTTGTCAATCGCACCGACAACCTGGGTCTTGACTGGTCCCGCAGCGGGGAAAGTCTCGGTAATCATCTCCGCTTGGAAGCGAATTGCTGCCTCAGTCAGCAGTGTAGAGTAGACCCCACACGCGCCGTTCCAAGGCTCAGTACGCTCTTCGTACTTCATGCCCAGCACTTCCAAGCCTTTAACGAACGCATCCACCCAGTCTTTGCGACTGTTAATGTCCGTCTCAACAAGGTCGAGCAACTCTGACCCGAGTGACTGCAACTCCCCCTCAGTCATCTCTTCAGCTAAGTTGTCATCAAACTCACCCTCTTCGTCCTCAAAATCAATCTCAATCTCCACATCCCCCATGCCAATACGCACAGCTTCAGGGTCTTCAATCTCGATCTCAATGCCTGGGCCTTCCTCTTCAGGGTCAAAAGGTAAAGCCGCTTTGTCAAAGTTCGTAGCCATTTGTATTCCTTAGTAGTAAGCAGCCTTGCGCCCGCCTTTGAAGTACCGTTGTTCTTCGGGGGCGTCACTGGGCAATCGTAAGAACCCGCCTTGCCTGAACCGCATAAGTGCTAGCGTCGTTGCGTCCACTAAGTCGTCGTGCTCTCCGCTGGGGAAGGCAGCAACTTCATCGATTAGCTCTTCAGCCCAACGTGTTTGCGGTATCCATACTTTTCCAGAAGCAATTATGTCAGACACCGAGTTCAAGCGAGCAATCTTGTCCTGCCCCTTAGAGGGCGTGTACTCTTGTACAGGGATGCCCATTGACCGCAACTCATAGATGAGAGGTGCGCCCGTTGCCTTCTTCTCAATGATCAACCCGTCTGGCTCCCACATCTTGTACTGTTCCAGTACGTCACGCTTTAGCTCTACCCACTCGACCCTCTTCTTGTAAGTGTCAAGTAAGATGATATTAGGCATCTCATTATCTTCAGGGTTATTAAAGATACCCCAAGTAGTACCAGCAGAATAGTCAGCCCTATTATTTTTCTCAAACGCAGTGTCCCAGCTTTGCAGTATGTAGTCGCATTTAGGTGGGGCATCCCCCTCCCATATCTTCCACCACTCTCGCTTAACTATGGCTGACTCGTTGCCAATAGGATTCTGCTGATATTGCGCTTGCCACTTCGAATTAGGAAGTTCTTCCTTAAGCGCGGATAATTCCTCCATTGACCAGAACTCCGGCCAAAGGGGTTGGTTACTAGGCATGATGGCAGGAAATTCAATTACTTCCCACTCTTCACCACCCCGTGAGGCAGCAGCCTTAATAACCTGCCCGGTCAAATCCCTCAGTGACCAGCGCGTCATCACGATGACAATAGCTCCACCCGGCTGCAAACGCTGCCTTGGCCCGGATGTGTACCACTCGTAGACCGAATCGAAAATTTCTGGGTTGTTAGCAGCCTGTTTAGCTTCCTGTTCCGAGTGCGGGTCGTCAATAATCAGTAGGTCAGCACCCTTACCAGTCACTGTACCCCCCACACCGATAGCAAAGTAGTCGCCTCCCTTGCTTGTATTCCACCGACCGGCAGCTTTTGAGTCAACTTGCAGGCTAAGTTCGGGGAAAATGTCGGTGTAGACCTCTGAATCGACCAGATTTCGTACTTTTCGCCCAAAACCGACCGCCAATTCGGACGTATTGGACGACTGAATGACCTTTTTGTGGGGGAATTTCCCCAAAAACCAAGCTGGTAGCAGGTAAGAGGCGAACTCTGACTTGGTATGCCTAGGCGGCATGTTGATGATCAACCGTTTTAGCTCGCCCTTGGCTACTCGCTCGAAAGCGTTCGCCATTATCTTGTGGTGCCTCCCTCCGATGAAGGTGGGCCAAGCTTTGCGCACGAAAACGTCAAACCTTTCCTGTGCTAGCTCCCTTTGCTTGAGCTTTTCCAGCCGTACAAGCTGTGCTTCCAGCACTCTAAGGTCTGCTTCAGTAAGCTGCCCCAAGATTTTGGGGATGTCCTTGAGGGAAACTGAGTCTAAGACAGAGCTACTCATCGTATTCCTCTGACTCACCCAACTCTTCTATAGGACTGCCCAGATGCTTGTCCAAGTCTGAGATCGGTGTCACATCTACTACGTCCGCGTTCAGCAACCGCTTGATCCGCTCCTTAATAGAGTTCTCAAGATCGACAGATGTCTTGTGCGTGATCGTAATTTCACTGCGTTCAGTGAACAGACCTATGTCTGAGTGTTTACCTAGAAGCTCTAACGCCTTCAGTTCCACCTTTGGGTCGCCGCATTGGGATAGCTCAACCAAGCGGTTGGTAACGTATAGCCGCCCCTGATGGGCGTCCTTAATTACTTGGTGGTCGTACTCCGAGAGGAGCAAATGTAGCTTGCGAGCTACGGCAGGGACTGTCAACTGACGGGCAGTTTTGATGTCCTTGGTCCCTTTGATAAGGGCATGTGCTGCATGTTCGTCAGCATCCGTCAACTCAAACGTACCACCTAGCTCCCCTATGAGGGCAGCAGTGTTTGCAGCAACAGTGATCCTGTCCTTGTGAGTGCTAGCCTCTTCGTCGGACAAGTCAAAGGGAATAGGAAAATCCCTAGTAGGTTCAACAGTAATCATAGCGCACCGAAAGTTCGGGTACGCAAATGTACCATATTTTTCTAGCAATGCAATAGGTTCCCTTGACGGGGGGTCTTTCTATATAGAGGGGGGT